AATTTTTTAGTAAATAATTCTTGTTCTTTATTGAACATTGATTTTAATTCTACATCTTCAGGCAATATACAATCTAATTCTGCCTCTCTTTTTTCTTTTAATTCTACAGCTCGGTATAAAATTTGACCTATAATGTTGGTTTTCTTTACATCGTGCCAATCTAGTATAGTTTTTTTATCTTTTTCCACTATCTGCGAGTATTTACCCTGCATAATAAGTTTTACGGCTGTTTTTGCATCTTTTGGAATTTTAAATTTAATAAGTATTTGTTCTTTATCAGGGTTACTCTGATCTACGTATTGCTTATTTTTCTTTAAGTTTGTATTCCATGTTTCAAATTGCATTTGCTCATCTTCGCCAGGTCGATATAGTAAATAAATAAACTTACCGTAATCTCCGTTTTCTTCTGTACCTATAAAAGCGTTTACAAAGTTTCTACGAAATCTTATGTTCCATTGAGAAATTCCCAAAAACGGCACAATAAAATTAGCAGTTGTAGTTATACTTGTATGCACTAATAAGTGATAACCTAGTGGAGCACCTAATTTAGTTTTCTTTAATTTTTGAATACGAAAAGTAGACTTACCTATAACTACGTTATCTCCTGGCTTAATTGTGTAATTGTTATCAAAGTGTAAAGCCACTAGCCTACCGTTTTCATCTAGTTCTTCAAATCTAGCTGCAACTGCATCTATTTCTATAGTCCTATTTGTAATGAAACGCAGTACTAGTGGTTTACCATTTGCTAACACACTGTGTGTTTGTGTTTTAATCATTTAATTTGTATTGGTGCTTTTATGTTAGGTACATACCCACACTCAGATTTAATTCTTTCTGCGTCTCGAAGTAAGTAAACTAGTCTAAAGTTTTTAACATAATTATCAATTGCCCAGTTCTTAGGTAAATTTGGTAATTCTGGCTTACGGTTAATATCTCCATCTGGGAGCTTACTATTAGCCTTAATTATGTTAGCTTGCTTTTTGGGATAAGTTACGTCTTCGTAGATTTTATACGCTCTAATAGCTCTACTTATTAGTTTTTCTGGAAGTACACCTAATAGGTATTCTTCTGCTTTTTTTCCACCTACTCCAGGTACACCTTTAATATTATCGCCTGCGTCACCTGTGATTGCTTGTGTAAATAAGAATCTGTGAGCTTGCAGCGAATTGGTAATTTTCCAAGTACCTTTACTATAGTTAAAGTGATTCCCGGCAACTTGCCCGGATATATCCTTATCTATAGCACATATCGTAAAATCTGTAAAATCTTCATTTTCTACAAGCGTACCGGACTCTGCTAGTTTACTAACATAAGCCACAATATCGTCTGCTTCTAGTAATTTAAAGCTTTCAGCGTAATAATTTTCTTTAAGATATGATTTTAGTGTTCTGACAAATTTTAAGTCAGTTTGTTTTCTATTTCCTTTGTAGTTGGAATCAATGCTGTGTCTAAAGTACTTGCCCTCAGAAAGAAACAAGTAGTAATGTGTACTACCTGTCTCTCTCATTATGTTGGCAAATAAGAAATCCACAGCATCAATGCTTTCTTTTATGGTATCTTTACTGCAGATATAACATATAGAGTCAGCATCAATAATTGCTAATTTATTCATCCTTATTTAATTTATAAATAAGTTATACTCAAACGTCCTTCGTTCATATAACTTACTTGATTTGTGTGTTATCCACGTATTATTTTTGTGGACTTTGTAATGACAATATAGTAAGAATTTTTCTGGATTTTTAATTAATCCATTCTGCACTGCCTTACTTAGACCTCCCATTCCTAGGTTAAATCCAAATAATGTTAGCGCAATTGCTTTACTACCATGCATGTCATACTTTTGTTTTACCTCAGTTAATCTTGTATTGAAATCATTCATTAAGATTTCTGTGGCAACTTTTTCAGAAATGTTAGCATAAGTTTCCCCTGACAGTAGGTGATGTCCGTATCCAATTGTACGTGAGCCATCAGCATCTAGGTAAACTTTGCTCCTGAATCCTTCAAAAGTCTTTAAATGAGTTATAGCACTATCAATGTAGTTAACTGTAACTAGCGAGGTCTCTGTAGTTTTTACAGGCTCTATTTTGTTAATTTTTAGTGTATCAACCACCGGCGTAGTCAATTGATTAGTTGTAGAAAGGCGTAGGGAATACGTTCCCGCAGCTATTACAATACTTACTATCAACATGATTATTCTCTTTTTCATCTTTTAGAAATTTAATCGTAAACACAAGCTTTCGCTTGCTTGGATCTTTCACCATGTGATAACGTTTTCTACCTGCTTCTCGCACAGTGTCTTTATCGTCATCTGGTATTCTATTTGTTAGATGTAACGCATCCAAGAAAAACTTCTCAAGTAACCACATATTATCAACATCGGGCATATTGCCTCTCTCAATTAGGAATATATCACAGCTTACGCTTAAATACACTCCTGGCGGCATTTTAATAGGTGCCAATTGATCGACTATGAATTTACTAAAATAATCATGGTAATACGCAGCAACTTTTTTGCGCAGTGTATAATGCATTTTAGCGTTATATAGTTCTTGTCCGTTTAATATCCACTCGTTTGGCTTTCCAGCCTTTGTTGCATTCTTTAAAAATCGTTGTCCTAAGTTATCACAACAGAAAGCCTGCTTATTAAAAATTAATGGGCTAGGTCTTAAATCTTTTTGATGTTTTAGGGGCAATGATTTACTATCTTTCCAAAGCCAGTATTTAGGCTGAGTTCTCTCTGATAGTTTATATCTATCTTCCCAGTGAGGTATAGTTACTTTGTAAACCGACATACTTGTTGTTCTAAGTATAAATCCAATTCATCGTAACTATACATCTCTACAAAATCAGATGCATCCTTGGTTTCGCTTGGGAAGTAAAATAGGGGAAGATTGTGATCTTTCGCTATAGCTTCTGCTGCATTTTTACCAGGTACATCGTTATCATATAGGATTAAGATAGTTTTAAAACTTTCTTTAAGTTCAGCCATTACTTCATGACTAATATGTACAGACTCTGCTTGAGGTGCAAATGACGGGTAACCTGCCTTTTTAAGTACCACTACGTCTTTTAATGACTTAGTAATAAGTAGGACATCCCCTTCTTTTTCCATCTCTTTAAACCCTTGCAAAAGGCTTTCCGGACAATTACCCCGCCACTTACGTTTTTTATCGGCGTAAGGTTGGTATAATTTCCAGGCTGCCCTACCATCTGGTAGTTTACCAAAATAGTACCCATACGCAATGTCTTGACACTGCGTATAGGTATTATTAATAAACATTCCTTCAAGTGGGTGTATGTTGTAAAACTCTAATTCTTTAGAGGTTAGGCCGTATTTATCTGCCCAGAACGCTTTATCTCTCAAATCCCATTTACGAATACGCACACCAATTTCGGTTGTGAATTCTTCTACATCTTCGATGTTAAAATTTGATAAGACAGGTGCTATTTTTGATCCAACTACATCTAGTCCTTTGGACATTAGATCTAAACCGAAATCAATATTAACTCGTTCCATTGCATGTATAAATGACCTTTCACCGTGCTTTACTTGGACATAATCAAAGCAATCTAGCTTCTTAGAGTCTGTAAAGTCACGGTAATACAACTTATCCCCTGATTTCATGATTGAACATGTAGGATTTTTGTCTGGCCTTAGCTCACTCCGAAATATTTTACGAAGTTCACTAAAAGGCGTACAATAATAGTTAAATATATCATACTGGTTCACTTTATCCAGTATATTAGCTCTGGATAGAGGTCTCCTAATATTCATATAACTAGAATGGTGCGTCTTCTACTTGTGTTTGAGCTGCAGCTACTGGTGCTACACCTTCTTCTACCATTTCTGTTTGAGATGGACGTGAATAGATATCACCTGTTCCTTCTACTAATGTAGTTGGAGTTGTACCATCTAGCTCAATCCAGTTAAGGTATTTAGGGAAACTTGCAAAGAAATCACCATCTCTGTTAGGTAAGAATACCAGTTTTAAAGAAACTTTAGTTCCTTCGCTTACAGGTGCAGCAAATACGTGCGCAGCTAAAGCCTGAATAACCGATACAAATGTACCATCAGAATGAGTCTCTACAATATTATAGAATTTTAACGGGTCATTGCCTAAGAAAGGTAAACATACGTGCAACAAATGCATAGTTAATTTATCTTGTCCCCAGTCTTTATCTGAATCAAAGAATGTGTGCGAGAAGATAGATCCGTTTACTTGTTGAAATGCTAAAGTAGCTCTTGCCATTTTACCATTTTTACCATCTGCAAATGATCCATCTTTATTTTTAGAAATAGCTAAACCTAATACTCTGTTTCCTGGTACATTTGTACCTACTACTACTTGCACTTTACCTGATCCTGTAATTGCTTTACCATTTTTGTCTTTTCTTGCTCCAATCATACTTTTAATTTATCAATTAATTAATTAATTTATTCTGTAATTTTACTGTATTACGGACAGTTTTTAGTCTACCTTAAGATATTATTTATAATTAAGTAGTTATTAAAATGTGACAAATCGTTACTTATTTCAACTGCTCTTTGTCTTACAATTTTAATGTTCTACTTTATTACTAAATATCATTACTGAAAAGGCATAGACTCATCATAATTTACTTTCCCCATGTCTGCTGAACTGAATGACAGTACAGTTTTTGGTTCTGTTTCCTCTACTACGTCTTCAATTTCAACTTCAACTACACCATACGCCGTTACTCCAGGTACAGCTACGTAGCCACCGTACTCAGGTTCAACTACTTCAGGGGTAGACTCTACTTGTACAGCATCCTCAGTATCATCTTCTAGTTCAATAAAGAAGTTAATAGGCTTTGCTACACTTGTTTTTGCATTTTTTAATTTACTAAAAGAAAACAAATGCTTTACTTCGTAGTCAGATAGCGAGAAATACTCTTGTATAGACCCGATCTCTGGGTTATAATTCCTAGAAGAGTTTGTACGTGTGTACCCGTCTTTCATTAAATCTAATACAGTTGAGATTTTAATACCTTGTTTTTTTACAGGTACGTTATTCATTGTGTTGTCCATTGTTTAATTTATTTTAGTTTATCTGGATAAATTGCCTTCCAGTTGACATTTACTAGTTCATTTGTAGTTTCATCATATTCTGCCATCTTAATCACTTTGTTCTTTAAGTGACTTACTCTGGAACCACATACCAATTCTGCTGTACCTTGGAAACTAATTAGTAAATCTCCTTTCAAATTACGGTGAACAAAACCTACGCCATCTGCTTCTGCGGCTGTAGAGAATTTAATTTTACCTGTAAGTTGCAAGTCAGTTACTGTTACATCTTTACCATCTTTGTCAATCACAGAGTCTTTCATGTGAGCAACTAAGATAATACGATCTGCTAGAAATTTAATTTTCCGCAACCATTCGCTAAATGCTAACCGTAAGTAATGGTATCCGCCGCCATTAGGTAGAGATAAAATATCATCTCCTTTAAATGTAGACCCCATAGGAGTAGCCTTGTACATTTCTAATGCTACTGGTAACATCATGTCTTCCAGTTTAGAAACAGTATCAATAACTGCAAAATCATAAGGTTTACCGGCTGTGTGTACTTGCTTTATGACATTAGTTAATTCATCTATGCTATTTACTTCAATCTTAAGCGCGTTAATGTACTTAGTGCCTTTTTCTAAGTCAACGATCAGTGCGTTTTCAAGACGAGCTAATAATGCAGTTTTACCTACTTTAGGCAAGCCATACAAGATTAATAACTCAGGATCTACCATAGTAGGTGCGATCATTCCCGTAGGAAGTGTAATTGTTCTCTTTTCTTCTTTCATTTTTTTAATTTTTACACCGAATAGGGGCATAGCGTTTTTATATGCATTTTTATTCGGCTAGAACGTCAGTTCAACTGCTCTATGCCCCTCTAGTGTGTTAATTTTATTTAGATTCTATTAGATGGTACCCATATTCCGTTACTTTTCATATGAGTAGGGTGATTATTAGTCATTGTCCTTGCTTCATTGTAAAGTGCATCGTTCATTTGGGCAGCTACGGGTAGCTCTCGGAATGTACCAGATGGGCCAATAAAATTTAAGCCTAAGTTTACACCTGGCTCGCCATTTCTATTTTCCAAAATCTCAACATTACGAAATGAATTACCTAATTGAGGTATATTATAACCTTGGAATTCTGGCATTTTCATCCTAAAAGGACTAAATAACGCCATTATTACATTTGCATCCCTGGTAGTGTATTTTGAATCACCGAAATCTCTCAATGTAGGTGTTAGTCTACCTGAGTTATGTCTAGAGTCATTATCCACATCCCCTGACATTTGCTGTATTACAATTGGGGTTGCATTGAAATTATTCCGTAACTTAACAAAGTACTGACTCATTTTGTCAATATTTTGTTTAGTATTAAATCCGCGTTCCTCTTCCATTAAAGCAATATGATCTAAGAAAATAAGCCAATGTTTTTTTGGGTTCTTAGGTTCATATCTGTTAAATTTAATTATAGGCTTCATCGGATCTTTACTTACATTGGACTTATGAATTGTACCGTTTTCTTCCGCTACAGATAATAAATGCTTATTTATACCTGTTGGGTTTTCTGGTATCTCATGAATAGTCACAACATCTTCCATCTCATCAAAGTAATCTCTATATCCACGTATGAGTTCAAATAACTCACTAGAACAGTGATTTTTACCTTTAGATAAGATAGTGTTTGCGTCTGCTATTATACCGTATTCATGCCAAAGTTTTCTACCAATACCCTTAATAATTTTTGATACAATATCAATTTCAAAAGAGTAATAATCAATACCTAGGTCAAATCCATCTAACTTATCAGTATCTTTTAGTTCTTTATAATGATCGTATGCTCCATAGTAGAACACGTCATCTGCAAAACTTGTTTTACCAACTTTAGTACCGGCACCAATTAAATAATAGGTTTTTTGCTGAATACTAGGTAAATACTTCCTAAGTCTGTGAAATGGAATAGGTATACCTTCGTTATCGCCACGTAAACCTGCCTCCATTTCGCCCATAGCCCTCTCAAATCCAGTAGGGCCTTTACCCGTACTAGGGGTGTCGTATATTAATTCTTCATTTTCCATTGTATTAAGCTGAAGTAAACCATACACTATCTGCACCTGAAGACTCAGTATAGTTAGTTCCGTTTTCTAGAACTTCCTCGACTGCGCCTGCTAAGAGCGAAGTGCCGTTTTTTGATATAAAATAATCTGCACAAGAAATCATTTTCCAGTCAACTTGCCGTTTCTCATGGAGATACTGCTTAGTTGCTTCAAATATTTCTTCTTTAGTAGTCTTGGGATAAATGCTTAAAAATGCAATCATCTTCTTGGTAACACCTTGCTTGTCGCCACGCACTCGTCTACCACCTGATTTTTGTTTTGCTGGCCATAATTCTCGCCAGTCATTAATCCAGTCATTTACAAGTGTGTACGAAGCAGGTGCTTTAACATTAGGTTTAGGTAATTTATTTGCGGCATCCGCTAACATGTCCTCCGCTTTGGGAGTCAGTCTAGGGGCATTTGGCAAAAGTACTACCCAACCATTCTGTTGAAGGTAAGTGTCCATATTTCTACGAACACTCGGTTCCACGCATTCAAAAGGTACGCCTTTCTTTATTGTATATAAGTAACAATACAACGAAGGGCCTAACTTAAGTTCTACGAGTAAGCTCATTGGTACTGTAATATCTTCCATTATGTTAATTCTTTAATTACGGCAATCCCCACAAATGTCACAAAAATTGTGCTCTTCTTCGGTCATTGCCATATTACAGAATTCACATTCATACTCAGATTCAAATATTTCTTTGTCGTCCATCTTTTTAGTTTTTAGGTGGATGAACAATGCGACCATTTGGAGTTTTCTCTATTGTGTAACCACGACTGATTAACTCTGCATCTCTATTATCCATTGACATTGTAGTTCCTTGTAGGTTTCTTACACCTACTTTAATTGCTCCTGTTTTAATTTTCTCTTTTTCCATATTTTCTATTTCTTTTTGTAAATTAGCTAAAGCTCGCCATGCTACTTTTGTAGAGTGTAAAATCCCATCAGTATCAACAGTACCAGCTTCTAGTAGGTGCCTAGATAAAGCATCCAACTCGTCACCTGATTTACTTCTATCCCAGTGTAATGGGCTGTTAGGATTATGTTGATCGTTACCAGCTTGTGAGCATTTTGCCAAAGCTCTTATTGCATCGGGAAAGTAATTAAGTACGCCAGAAAATACTGGAGTACCTTTACGCTCTTCTGCATATGTTTTCTTTTTCATTGAATTTTTATTAGTGAGTCCAGTAAGTTGTTGTAATTGCATCCGCTTTAAGGGGAATACGCTTACACCATACAGATCCAGCTCGCTCCATACACTCTTCTAGTGCAGGTGCTGCTATATGCTGTAAACCATCTGTAACTTCTAGGTTAATTTCATCATGTACAAGAAGTGTAACTTTTACATCTTCCCAGAAATTATTCTTATTTATCCATTCGTATAAGTAAATTGCTGCTAATTTGGTAATACTTCCAGCTTCGCCTTGAATTACATAATTCATAGCTGCCCTTTCCATTTTACCTTTCATTTGATTTACTTTTTTATGCTCACCATTTCGTTCTGCTTGCTTTAACCACTTCCAATCAGGGTAGTAATACTTACGTTTGGTGACGTCATCTATTAAAATGAAGCCCTTACGCATAGATGTACTTTTTAGTTTTTCAAAGAAAGCTTTCATACCTGGAAAGGCATTAAAGTAATCTTCATAAACTTTTTCACCTACTTCTGGAGCTAGTCCTAAGTTTTTGGCAATAGTAAAGCCTGTGCCACCGTATGCTAATGCAAATCCAGCAGCTTTGGCAATTTGCCTAAGATCAGATCTTTTAGATTTAATGTCATCCAAAGTCATTCCGGCTAATTCTGTAGGGAAAAGTTTAGATGCAATAAACGCGTGCATATCTTGTGTTTCACCCTCTTTACCTCCTTCATAGAATTCTAATAAATTTTCGTCCATTGACTTATTTACTAGTACTATGTTTTCTTGGCCAGAATAATCCGCATTAACAATAACTTTACCTGGAGGAGCATCAAATGCTTTCCGGAATGAATCATCACTAGGAATATTCTGATTGTTAGGTGATCTACTAGAGATACGACCAGTATTGACAATCTGATTATAATTAGAGTGCAATCTTCCTGTAATAGGGTTAACATATTTTAGGAATGATTTCCCAAAAGTTGTCACAGATTGCTCGTGTTTTTTAGCTTTTAAATATAAGCTTACAAATTCTATTAATTTATCAGACAATGCCATTTCATGCATCATAGCCTTTACTTCCTTAGATTCTACCGTAAACTTCTTTTTACGATCTGGATTAGTTTTAGTAGGTTTAGCGTTAACTTCTGGACAAATCTTAAGGTACCTGAAAAATTCAATTACCTGATTAGAAGATGACCACTTTATTTTACACGAAAATCCACTACTAAATAAATCGTATTGCTTATCAACAAACTGAGTATCAGCATAGTTATCCATAATGAATTCATCTAGTAGTTCAAGTGCAGAGCTGTGTTCAATTAAATTAACATCGTAAGTTTCAAGCCATTTAGGTGGGTTAAAATTAACACCTGCATACTCAATTTCTGCTAAAATCAATAAGAATTTCATTTCTAGTTTCATAGTTTCCCACAAATCTTTTTTCTTAAATTCTTTTAATTGTTGATCTCTGATCCAAAGGGGATACAATATATCTGCAGCTCCATACGCAATTTCATCTACTGAAAAAGGTCTGTCACCGATAGTTAAAAAGCTAAGTCTAATTGACTTATCAACTGTAATATCAAGGTAACGCTCATTTAAAGCCTTTAGACTTAATTGTTTATCTTCTGGTAAACCATTATAAAGTATTCTTTCTGCAATCATAGTGTCATACGCTCCATTTAAGCGTACTTTGTACTTATGTAAAGTATGTTTATACTCAAACTTTAAGTTGTGACCTACAATCACTTTATTTATGTCTGAAAAGACATCTGTAAGTGGACCTATGTTCACGTTTCGTACATCAATGACGTATTGTCTATTTAAGTCTCCCACTTGCACCATGACAATATCTGAAGTATAGGGATCTAATCCTCCAAAATCTAAATATTTATCTTGATGCAAGCGCGTTGTTTCAATGTCGTAACCAATTACAGGTATACTTTTACAGTATGCAACTGCTTCGTCTAGTGTAGCACGTCTAAATGTACTATCCAGTTCTAATGAATTTGTTACAACTCTTATTTTACTGTAATCTATTTTACCGTAATTCATAGTTTTTAATTTTAAGTGTAATTAATTTGAATAAAAAAAGGGGAAA